AGCCTTCACGTCCTAGACGGAACAATCCTTGACATGATGGAGGTCTACGAAGACCTGGAAAGGTTCATCGAGTCCTCAAGATACGACGTCCGATCCTTTGGGTTCGACCCATACAACGCCAGAGAGTTCGTTCAGCGTTGGGAACAAGAGAATGGCCCCCACGGCATCGAGAAAGTCATTCAAGGGGCAAGAACTGAGTCGGTCCCGCTTGGGGAGCTCAAGATCCTGAGCGAAGCGCGGCTTCTTCTGTTCGACCAGTCGTTGATGTCCTTCGCGATGGGTAACTGCATCACGATCGAAGACACCAACGGGAACCGCAAGCTCCTCAAGAAGCGTTACGACGAGAAGATCGACAATGTCGCTGCTCTCATGGACGCTTTCGTCGCATACAAACTCCACAAGGAGGACTTCGAATGACCAACCAGACCGTACGGCAGGGCATCCTCGTCGAGCGCAACACGCCCGTCGCCAACCAGCTCTTCATGAAGGTGTGTCTGTTCAACGAGGATGGCGAACCCATCGTTGACCTGGCCACCGCGGCTCCCGACACCGGCGCTGAGGTTCTGCTCACCGGCTACACGCCCGTCGCCGCGGATGATGTCGCAGCAGCCGACACGGTGAACGCCGCGATCGCCAAGCTCGAGGCTCGGATCGCTGCGCTCGAGACCACAGTCGCCGACCATGAGTCTCGTCTCGACGTGCTCGAGGCGTAACTTCTCATATTCTCTGGGAAGGTGGCGTCATGGCATATTTCCAGAGCGTAGAAGAAGTTCTGGAACACTACGGCGTCAAGGGCATGCAGTGGGGTGTACGTAAGGCTCATCCCGGCTACAGCTCTGCGCAACAGCAAGCGGATCGACAGAAGTTCGGAAAGCGTGGTGTCAAGAAGATCAACACGCTCATGAAATTCGGTCATCCCCACGATCAAGCACGTGAACTTCACCGCCAGAACCGAAACGCAAGGCGTGCCGTCTTGGTTGGAGCAGGAGCGATCATAGCAGCAAGGGTTCTTCTGATGCATGGACCCGCGATTGCTGGTCACCTGGCCGATTCCGCCGTGAGACGACGTGGAGCAGCGGCTGCCGCTAACGCTTTGGCCGATACCCGAGGGCTACCGGCCCATCAGTTCATCGACCTTACGTTCAACTCGGCAACCAACACGTGGGGATAGATCCTCGGAGGGAGGTGTAGAAGTGACAAAGTTTTATGGGGAAGAGAAGCCCTCTCTCGAGGAAGCTCTCGTCCACTTCGGCGTGATCGGTATGAAGTGGGGCATTCGCAAGCCCCCAAAGGGGCGCGGCGTGGTTGGAGGAGCCGGAAAGATCGTTCGTGATGCCTCAGTTCAGTCCCTCCGAGATGCCAACTTCCGTCGGGCTCGCCGAAGGAACCTCGGCGCTAGGTTTGTTCCGGGTTACTCACAACTGTCGAAGTTCAACCAGGCCAATCTGGCGAGGTCTCAGCGTCGGATCCAGACCGGACAGACTCGAGCGATCGACGTCCTTCGTGTGTCCCGGCATCTGACCTACGGGGATCTCCTGATCAAGACCACCCCGATCAAGCCGCATATCCAGCGTGACGCCGCCCGGAACAAGTAACCGCCACGGCTATTGGGCAGAAGGGAGGTGACACATGGCGTTTCTTAGCCGCCTAAAGCACGCGTGGAACGTATTCAAAGACAAAGGGAACCAGACCGAGGACGATTTCTCAGGTGGAGGCTCGATCAGTTACGGAGCTCGACCTCCGGACCGAAACCGAGTTCGATTTTCTACCGAGAGAACGATGCTCGCATCCATCCTCAACCGAATCAGTCTTGACGTGGCAGCAGTTGATATTCGTCACGTTCGGACGGACAGGGATGGACGTTATGTCGAGGACATGGTCAGCGGGCTCAATACCTGTCTGACATTCGAGGCTAACGTGGACCAAGCGTCTAGAGCGTTCAAGCAAGACGCTGCTTTAACCCTGTTCGACAAGGGAACCATCGCTATCGTTCCTGTCGATGCTTCGATCAACCCGGCTGTTTCGGGAAGTTTCGAAGTAAAGACCCTTCGAGTGGGAACGATCGTTTCCTGGAGGCCTCGTCACGTCCAGGTCAATCTTTACAACGACGCCCCTGATAAAGGCTACCGAGAGAACGTGTGGCTCGATAAGAAGTTCGTCGGAATCGTCGAGAATCCGCTCTACTTGGTGATGAATGAGCCGAACTCCACGTTGCAGAGACTGATCAGGAAGCTTGCTCTCCTCGACGCAGTGGACGACGCATCTAGTTCGGGCCGGCTGGACGTCATCATCCAGCTCCCCTACGTCGTCAAGACCGAAACCAAGCGCCAGCAGGCCGATCAACGCATCAAGGACATCGAATTCCAGCTCAAGGGCAGTAAGTATGGTGTGGCCTATGTCGACGGCACTGAGAAGATCACTCAACTCAACCGACCGGCAGAGAACAACCTGCTCAAGCAGATCGAGTACTTGATGGACCTGCTGTACAGCCAACTGGGCATCACGCCGGACATCATGAACGGCACAGCCGACGAGGCGACCATGGTTAACTACAACAGCCGAACGATCGAGCCGATCGTGACCGCTCTCGTGGAAGCCATGCGTCGAGCCTTCCTCACCAAGACCGCCCTATCACAGGGGCAGAACATCATGGCCTTCCGTGACCCGTTCAAGTTCCTGTCTATGAAGGACATTGCCGAGATTGCTGACAAGTTCTCTCGGAACCTCATCGCTGTCCCCAACGACATCAGAACGGCCATCGGTTGGAAGCCGTCGAAGGATCCAAAGGCCGATGAACTGAAGAACAACAACATGCCAGATCCAACTCCGGCTCCGTCGGAGCCGAACTCCAAACAACCAGCAGAGTTAGGAGGGAACAGTCAAAATGGAAGCAGCTGATTTCAGCGGCTACGCCACCAAGGCTGGTCTCAAGTGCTCCGACGGCAGAACGATCACTTCCGAAGCGTTCAAGCACATGGACGGAATGACTGTTCCGCTGGTGTGGCAGCACGGCCACAACGACCCGAAGAATGTGCTGGGCCACGCTGTCCTGAAGGCTCTGAAGGACGGCATGTATGCCTACGGGTTCTTCAACGACACCGACCAGGGCAACAACGCCCGCAAGCTGGTCCAGCACAAGGACGTCAAGTGGATGTCCATCTTCGCCAACCAGCTCGTCGAGAAGTCCAAGCAGGTTCTGCACGGTGAGATCTGCGAGGTCAGCCTCGTGATCAAGGGTGCAAACCCCGGAGCGCTCATCGACTTCGTGGCGATTCGTCACGCTGACGGAAACGTCGAACTGTTCGAGGACGAGGCCGTGATCTACACGGGTCTGGAATTCGAGCACTCCGACGAGTTCCAGGACGACGAAGAGGATGACGAAGAGCTCGAGCACGCCGACCCGAACACCATGACCATCCAGGACATCTACGACTCGCTCACCGATGTCCAGAAGAACGTCGTCCACTACCTGATCGGCGCCGCGGTCGAGGGACCCGGGGACTCGGTGGCTCAGTCAGCCATCGACGAGGACGCCAAAGAGGAAGAAACCGCCGAGGGCGACCTCGCTCACTCCCAGGAAGGAACCACCGTGTCGCGTAACGTCTTCGATCAGACCGACCAGGACAAGCAGTCGACGGAGGGCAAGCACGTCCTCTCGCACGACGCGATCAAGGGGCTGTTCGAGTCGGCCGCCAAGCGCGGCTCGATGAAGCTGGCCGTGCAGGACTACTGCCTGGCCCACAACATCAACGACGTCGACATCCTGTTCCCGGATGCCAAGAACGTCATGAACACCCCCGAGTGGGACAAGCGTCGCACCGAGTGGGTCGCCGGCGTGCTGGGGAAGACCCGCCACACCCCGTTCACGCGGATCAAGTCGATCGTGGCCGACCTGACCCTCGAGGTCGCGCGCGCCCGCGGCTACGTCAAGGGCAACCTGAAGAAGGAAGAGTTCTTCGGGCTCGTCAAGCGCACCACCGGCCCGACGACCGTGTACAAGAAGCAGAAGCTGGACCGTGACGACATCCTGGACATCACCGACTTCGACGTGGTGGCCTGGATGAAGGGCGAGATGCGGCTCATGCTCGAGGAGGAGCTCGCGCGTGCCATCCTGATCGGTGACGGTCGGGCCGTGGACGACGACGACAAGATCAAGGACCCGGTCGGCGCCGCCGACGGCAACGGCATCCGGTCGATCGTGAACGACGACGACCTGTACACCGCCAAGGTCTACGTCAACCTGGACGACGCCAGCTCGAACTACCTGGAGCTGGTCGACGCCATCATCCGCACCCGGCGGCTGTACAAGGGCACGGGCCTGCCGTGCATGTACACCACCGAGACGGTGATCTCCAACTTCCTGACGCTGCGCGACTCCGAGCAGAAGCGCATGTACCGCAACATCGAGGAGCTGGCCACCGAGCTGCGCGTCTCCGACATCGTTCTCAAGTTCCTCACGGTGCGTATCGATGAGACCTTGAAGCGTCTCGATAAGCGCAAGAAGGAACGGGACAAGCGGGCTGCCAAGCGCGCTCTCAATGCCCCGGCT